CTACTCTCCTATAACTTTAAGGGTTGCTTCTCCATTAGCATCTACTTTACCAGTCCACTCTAACGGCTTACCATCCATTGTTAATGGGTTACCCTCTTCATCTACAGGAGGTCCTAGTACATCATTAAATGATACATCTTGTCCAGCCTCTGCTCTAACTAAATGTCTAAACATATCTGTATTAAGTTCATCATCATCAAACATATTAAAGAACTCATAACCTTCATCATATCCTAATTGTGGATTGTTTTTATTGTTTCTAAATACTTTAGCAATGTGAGCTTTAGCTTCTGATATACTTTCAAACATAGGTTCACCTTTCTCATCTCTAAATCCTAATGCTTCATCTAAGATGTTTCTATAAGCACCAATAATATTCTTATCATTAGGGTCATCAAAGCCTAATGCTTTAAGGTCACCTACACCATAATTCTCATCTTCATTCATTTGTTTTCTTAATGCGTCTTGATTCTTTTGAATGTATGTATCACCTTTATTCTTAATAGCTGTAGTATAATCTCTTTCAGTTTTGTACAGTTCATTTTGAAGTTTAAGTGTTTCTATTGTTGATTTATTAGATGCTGCTTTCTGATTAGCATATACTTCTTGTACTTGTAAGATAGACTTTGGATTAGCACCAGCAGCAGATAACTCTTTAATCAGTGCAGGATATAGTTTATCAGGGTCAGATATGTCATCACCTAACTGCTCTTGTACTGTAGATAAAGCTGTTTCAGCAGCTGCCTTTTCTTTAAGCAGGTCATCATTGTTATTAAATAATCCTCTACCTATTCTATTTACTCCAGCTGCCATTAATCCCCAGGGACCAGGAGCTAGTTGACCCATCTGAAAGTCATCTTTCTGTCCAGCTAACTGTCTTCCAAGTAACTGGTCATCAAAGTTAAATAATTTCTCTATTGTTGCCATTTATAATCTCCTTTATTTACCCTTTACCTAAACCCATACCTACTAGGTTAGTAAATGCACCTGCATTAGCTGCCCCTGTTTGATACTGTGCATTAGCACCTTGACCATATAATCCTGCTTGAGCTACTTGTCCTTGTATTGCACTATTACCTAGACCCATACCCATTTCAAATGGTTTCATACCTGTAGCTTCTACACCAGAACCCATACCAAATAGACTATATACATCATTATATGGTTGTAATCTTAAATCATTACCCATACCATAGTAACCCATACCTGTAGTCATATCAGATAGTCTTTCTTGTCTAGCTCTACTTAATGATTCTACTGCTAATTGATTATCTTCTCTATTCATAGATGTTAGATACTCCATTCTTTCAGGGTTTAAGTACCCACCACCTTCATAAGCTGCACTACCTTGTCCCATACGACCACTAGCAAAGAGGTTATTAGATAGTCGTTGTTCAGTTTTAGCTCTTTCTGGAGCTAGTATGCTTTGAAGGTCAGAGTAATAATCACTACCTACTTTAGAGATATCTCTACCGTAAGCTTCATTAAACATTGACATGCCTTTATCTTTAATAGCTTGTCCTTGTGCAATGTCTTCTTCGTTAACTCCACCTAGAGCTTGATTCATAAACATGTCTCTAAGTTGTATTAACTCAGGACTTAGTTCATAATTAGCTTTATTATTCTCATAGTCAAAGTCAGCAGAACCAAAGTAAGAGCCAGTAACGTCCCAGGGTTTATACTGAGCCTTATCTCCAGCTGCTTCCATCCCTCGTTTTGCTTTCTTTCCTACTCCTGTACTTCCTGTTATTGCTCCTATTGCTGAACCCATTATTTCACCTCTTTTTCAAAAATGTAACCTCTTAATTTAAACCCATACTTCCTTTCAAAAGCTTTCCATCCACCTTTTCTGGTCGTACCTCCTAGTATTTTCTTACATCCTAATTGCTTTGCTAACTCATTCATGTATTTATCCCAATATTCTCCATCACCATATACATTTAAACATACAAACGAATCATCATCTAAATCCCAACTCATGAACCCATGTTCATTCTCAATAATATTATTTGTCATTACCTTGTGACTTCCTGATTTCTTTAGAAATCTTTCAGCTGTCTCTTTATCCAATGTGTCTCCTTTACCAAGAAATCTTAACTACACCTTGTGCTCCTATACCACCTCTCCAAGAATATGGATTAGACCTATCTCTAGACCCAGCTCCACCACCTCCAGCAGCATAACCAGTAGCATTTTGTCCATGTGTATAAACACCACCTGCACCACCAGTACCTGTACTATACTTACCATCTCCACCTTTACCACCTATGTGACTTGCATGGTCTCCTCCACCACCAGATGTTGCAGTAGCTCCTTTATTACCTGCAGTTCCTCCTGCACCAGAACTATAACTTCCTCCTGCACCACCTACACCTTCAGAATATGATTGTCCTCCTCTACCGCCTTTACCACCATAACCTATATAATTAACACTTCTACTTCTTAGTGTAGAATTAGAACCAGTAGCTCCATTTCCTCCAAGTCCATTACCTCCAGCACCACCATTACCCATAGTAAATGTTATAACTTCTCCTGGTGCAACAGAGATACCTCCTTTAGCGACTCCACCAGAGCCTCCTCCGCCTCCGCCACCACCTACTTCATTTTCAGTACCACCACCACCTCCGCCTCCTGCTCCTGAGACTTCAATGTTTAAAGTGTATACACCTGTAGGAATAGTAAATGAACCATCAGAAGTAAATGTACGAGAACCTGCTTTATATAATAAAGACCTCCATGTTCCTGATACTTTAATAAATGCATCTTTACAAGGTCGCCAAGCTCCAGCTACTTTAACATATAACTCTTTAATTTGTTTGTAACCACTCTTATTTATATACAAACTCATGCTTAATACCTATACCAAATATCACCATCAGAACCTCCACTAGGACTACCAGTAGAAATGAATTTATCATTGGTAGCATTAGAACCTACTACATGTCCATTAACAGTAGTATCAGCAATTGTACCTCCTGTAATAGCAACTGCATCAGCATCTTGTTGTGACATAGTTCCTAAAGCTCCTGCTACTCTATCCACAAAAGCAGTAGTAGCTAACTGAGTTGTCTTTGTTCCTTCTACAGCAGTAGGAGCAGTAGGTACACCAGTAAATGCTGGTGAGACTATATTAGCTTTACTTGCAACAGCTATAACTAAGTTATTAAATTCAATATCAAACTCCGAACCTCTAATAATCTTATCATTATCTGTATCTGGTAAAGAGTCCTTTCTTAAAAAGTTTGTTGTTTTTACATAATTACTCATTAGCTTCTCTTCCCTGTTTTTAAAAATATATCAATCTTTTGAACACTGATTAGTTCATCACGAATTGTAGCATCTAAACCAAAGTAGAATGATTCACCACTACCACCTAAAGGTATCTTAATTCTATGTACACCAATACCTACTGAAGCATACTTACTTACACCATATAAAGATGTAGGAGCTGAGTACTTTGGATATATACCTGTACCTAAATCTCTATCTACTACAACCTTTCTTGGATTCCTTGTATAGTCATAACCATACTTCATAACAAAGTCTTGTTGTTTAGCACCTTCAATAGTTAAGGTAGCTCTCTTAGCAAGTTTACTAAGTATCTGCCCTTGTCCACCTAAATCAGAACTAGCTGACTTATAGTTCATATCAAACGTAGTCTCTCTATCTTGTAGTCCTGTGTACTGAGCTACTCCTCCAGTTACACCTAAAATTAATCCATACTTCTCTCTATCATCAAAGTATGCATTAAATAACTCTCCATTAGCTAATGACCATGTAGTACATCTAGCACTACCATTCTCTAAGGGCATTCTTAAATCTAAATATATTATCTTTTTGTTTAAAGGTAATGTAACTACATAGAATGCATCATCTTCACAATACCCAGCTCTTATGTTTTCTAGATTAGTTTCATAGTCTAACCATCCTGTCATCTCATCTCTAATATTAAGAGTAAGTTCTCTCATTGGCATAGACTTCTCTTGTACAGTTCTAGAGAAACTTCTAACACCTGACTTAGACATGAAGATTAAATCCGTACCAGTGGCTTTTATGGAGTCCCTAGATAGACATCCTACACCAGTAATAACATCTTCTAATGACATAGTATCAGGATTCTCTGCTCCCTTATAAATAACTATGTTATCTTTACAGAATATAACTAAGAAGTTATTGTGTTGTGCTAGTCCTACAATTGTATCATTGTTACCTACAACAGAACTAATGTCAAGTATACCGGCATTGTCACTGTTAAAGTTAGTAGGGTCTAACAAGTCACTATAAAATATAGTAAATGGATTCTCTGATATACCTGCTGTCCATATTCTACCATAAGCAGATAGACAAGCATCAGGGTCAAACGTAGTTACACCTAAAGGTTTCTTTTCTATCTCTGCCCATTTAGTATCTACTCCTGTTACATTAAATGCTAAAGCAGGATTCTTACTCTGTGTAGCTATTGTCCATATCTTTGCATTAGAACCTGCTCCTTCAGGTAGTGTTTGCATTTGCCATCTACTACCTTGTATGTCTACTCCTGATGGAGTTATATCATCTAACTCAGATAAAAAGTTTCTAGTACCAATTGATGGTGCTTCTACTCCTTTAAACATTCTATTGTTACCATTAGCTAGATAAAAACTTCTTCCATCTATTAAGTCATGTCTCCAAATAGATTCTATATAGTTATTACCTAGTGTTGCAATTTCTTCTTCTTCAGAATTTAGTAGTTTATGCCCTTTACGGCTAGTCATTCTACCACCTTTATCTATAGTAATATTATCTGCTTGTGTTGCATAACCACTAGATAACCCTACTTGTGAGTCTTGTGTATTAAGACCTAAGAACCCAGGTGCTAGTAAACTAACTGACTCTAAGTTTCCTGTAGGCATTAAACACTTCTCCAAACAGTTTCCATAGGTTTCCTACTAGATTCCATAGAGATAGCATCAGCTAATAAAGATTGATATCTTTGCTGTTGATTACTACTACCTCCATCTTCACCTCTTTCTTCTATAGCTCTAGCTAGTGCATTCTCTATAACTAACATATGAGAAACATATAGTTTATCACTTTCTTCTACTAAATCTTTTTGAGGACATGTCATATTAAATCTTAAGTGTTCTTCTGCTTCTGGTTTAGGATATACATCTACTCCTAAATTTCCTTCAGGACTAATACCATTCCAAGCAAACCAATATGGAGAACCTGAAGCAACATCATCAGGAGCATAGGCTCTATCCATCCATTCTGTTGTTCTAGAGTTTAACCAGTTCTTATTAGTATAATTGTATACATCAAGAGTTCTAGCACTTGTATCTGTATCTAACAGTTCATAATGAAATACTCCAGGTTTAGTTATTACCTGTACAGTTTTTCTAAGAGCTTCCCAGTTAAATACATTTTCTACATCTCTTTTAGCTACATTTACTAGTTGACCTATTAATGAAGAATACTCATTCTCATTGACAGCTTCAACCTTTTCTTCTCTTAATCGTACTAGTACGCTATTTACTATCTCGATGTATGTCATCTTTACATGTCCCTGTTAAATTAAAACTACCTATGTCTGATACTACTGCACACCACCATTTGCCATTAAAGAAGAATGCTTCTTTTTTGCACTCATTACATATGGCTTTCCCTGGACTTACCATTTTACTTTGTCTGCCCAGTATGCTGCACTTGTCTTACCCTTTGCTATGTTTTTACCATGTCTAGCTTTAAATGATTTACGTTTAGCTTTCATCTTATCTGACTCACCTGCTTTAGGTTTACCTGCTGTACTAGCTCCAGCTTGTCCAAACCTAATAATCCTGTTACGACCATTCTCTTTTATAAGAACTGCATGTGACTTACCACCTTTAGCAGACCTCTTAGGTTTATTATAACCTGAGAATGTTTCACCTGCATGTTTAATTGCCACTATCGTTTACCACCCATTAATAGTTTAGCCATCTTTGTAGCATGATGAACTCTAGGTTTAGTTTTAAGGTTAGAAGATGTTGACTTTCTTTTAGGTTTAGTATGTAATTTAGCTGTCTTAGGTGTATGTCTAGATGTTGTAGCATTACCTGTACCCATTACAGTTTTACCTTTATGTAAGTTACCTGCTTTTCTTACAGGAGTTCCAGCCTTTACTGTAGGTGGTTTCTTCTTATTAGGTTTAAATGTATACTTATCCATCTGTGCTTTTTTAGCTTTAGGAGATTGTGTAACTTTTTTTGTTCTAGCTAGATTAGCATTTGATTTAAGATTAGCAGCATCATTAAGTCTACCTTCTTTAAGAGCTTTCTTAGAACCTTTATCTCGTAGTTTTGCTTTTCTATCTAATTCTTTTAGTCTACGTTTCTCTTTAGCTGCACGGTATTTCTTATCCATGTCTGTAATTATTTGTTTTCTTTTAGCTCCAGCAGCTTTTCTTTTATCTAATTTCTTTTTATCTCTAGCTGCTATCTTAGCTCTAATCTCTGCAAGTGTTGCCATGACTATCTACCTCTCTTAGTTTGTATTTGAAATTGTCTGCCATTATGTTTATTAACTACATAATCTTTATAATGTTTATTAGGTGCAGGTTGTGTATTATGTATCTTCTTATTACTTACTTTTTTTACCATGCTTTTTCCTCTTCTTATTAGCTTCTTTAGTTAAGTTCTTTTTAGCAGACTGTGCTTTCAGGTTACTCTTTCTGTTGTCCATAGCATTATCATTCTTATGAGCTGCATGTCTCTTATCACCTACCTTAAGTCCTAGCTTTCTTCTTGCTGCATTACGAGAGGCTCTTTGTTTAACTCTTTTCTTTTTGTTTCTCTTTTACCAAGC